CGATCGTCCCCGTGAACACCGGGCTGGCCAGCGGCGCCTTGAGGGCGAGGTCGTTGATGAGAGCGGTGACGTCGGACTCGGGGATCAGCGGGGTGGGGCTCTCGACCCATCCGATGTGCCCGCCCGACGGCATCGCCACCCAGTAGCCCTCGAAGGTCGGGACCGCCAGCACCACCTGGCCCGGTCCGCCGAAGGATAGGTCGCTAGTGGCTGTTGCGTCGGGGGCGCCGACCGGCACAGGAGTGTCGTAGGCGACTGGCACCGAGCCGAAGCGGCTCGCCTTGTAGGCGGCGCACACGATCCCACTGGTGGGCTTGCCACCGATCAGAGCGATGAGGCTGATGTCAGGCATGGATCACGCTCCTTGGAGGGCGGGTCGGGGCGCCGGTCGAAGACCGCGAGCCTTGAGTTGGGCGAGGTACTGCTGGGTCTCCAGCACGCGGACCACGTCCAGCTCGGTGCGGGGGTTGTGGATGTGAACTTCACCAATCTGGGTGCCGGAACCGCCCCCACCCTGCTGCTGGGCTGCCGTAAGGACGCGCTCGCCGCCGTGAACGATGGCCAGCTGCGCCACCCCTGGCGCTCCACCCACGAGCCCACCCCGGTCGAAGCTCTGCAGGAACGATTTGAGCGCACCGCCGATCACGGGAACGTTGCCAGCGGCTCCGGCGAAAGCCTGCCCGATGGTGTGCAGGATCGTCTTGCCAAGGCCGAGCAACTGCTGGGGGATACTCAGGAAGAAACCCACGATCTTGCCGACCAGGCCGCCGAAGAACAGCAGCGCCTTGAGCTCGAGCTCGGGGAAGAACAGCAGGATGTCGAGGATCGCCTTGCCGACCTTGGGCAGCATGTCGCCGAAAAAGCCAACGATCTTGCCGATCGCCCCGCTGAAGAACCCGACGATGTCACCGACGACAGTGGTCACGAACGCCTTGATCTGCGTGAAGTGCGTGACCACCAGGAGCACCAGCCCCGCCACCGCCAGACCGATAAGAATGAAGGGCAGCAGCGGCAGCATGAAGGCGGCCGCAGCAGCGATCCCGGTGGCGATCGCGGTGGCCACCATGACAGCGTTTGTGGCCAGCCAGGAGACGAGCCGGATGCCCTGCTGCACGACGAACTTGGCCGTGTCTGCGACCCAGCTGGCGGCGACCTTGGCGCCCGAGCCGATCATCTTCAATGCCCCGCTCTCGATGAGGGCGCCGCTGACCATCATCAGCGGCCCGAGCGCGGTCAGCGCCGGGGCGGCCTTCGCACCGATGCCCGCAGCGAAGTTCTCGACGTGCTTCTTGGCGCCCTCCAGCTTGCCGCTGAAAGTGTCCGCCTGGGCCTCAGCGCCGTGGTAGTTGGAGATCAGCTTGTTGAAAATCTGCTCGCCGCTCTTGGTGACGCCGTGGGCGGCGCTCTCCGCCGCGGCCTTGGCGGTGGTGGCTGTTGCCAGCTTGTCGGCGGAGTCGGTGACAGCTTTGTGGGCCGCGGCCAGCTGCTGCTGCTGCCCGATCGACAGTTTCTTGACGCCGGCGTCACGGGCCTCGAGCTGGCTTAGGGCGTCGACGGCCTTCTGGTGGGCCGCCAAGTCGGCGGTGTATGCCTTGTCCGCCTTGCTCGCGTCAGCCAGCAGGGCCGCGCTGTCCTTGATATTGATGCCGAAATCCTTCAGCGGCTTGGTGCTGCCAGCGTGGACTTTGACCAGGACCCCGGCCGCCTCGGCCAGGCTGATGTGCTTCATCGCCGCCAGCTCTTCGGCGGCCTTCATCTCCTCAAGGGCCTTCTTCGGGTCCTTGAAGCCGATGGTCAGCTTGGCCAGGGCCTCGTTGACGTCCGCGCTGCCGTGCCCGAACTTCGCCCCCTGGTCCTGGGCAGCAGCGATCTTGCCTTTGTAGTCGTCGATGTGGTGGCCGGTCTGGTCGAAGGCCGCACTCAGGGTGGCCTCCGACTTCTCGAGCGGCTCGCTCAGCTTCAGCAGGCCCGCAGCCAGCCCGGAGGTGGCCAGCCCGCCGATGCCGAGCTTGATGCCGTTGCCGATGTGGGTCGCGAACATCCCGCCCGCGGCCTTCGCGCCCGGCTCGGCCTTGGCCGGGACGCCGGCGACGTCCTTGTCGACCGAGGACATGTCACCGACGTACTTGATGAAGGCTTTGGCTATCTCCACGTCAGTTCACCCGGTCGGGGAACTCAATCGCCCACGCCGCCAGCGCCTTGTCGAGCTCAGCGCCCGTCAGCCCCACGCTGCGCTTCTCCTCCGGCCGCGCGTACCAGGGCAACTCCAAGCGGTGCGATTTGCCATTCTGGGCCGCCGCAACGGCAGCAGCCACCTCCATACCGGCATCGTGAGAGGAAATAAACCGCTCCCCCAAGCGTGCGCGAACCTCGCGTTCCTGCCGCTTTTGGCCTTCGCCCCAGAGCAGGGCGAGCTGGGCCATGGTCAGCCTTTGCCTGAGCGCGCGGGGATCGAGACCCCAGTGGGAGAGTGCCCATTCGGCAAGTTCGCCGGCTCCGATTGCACGGCCTCCCGAATCGCTTGCACTTGCGCCAGCGCCCCCAGGGCGTCGGCTATGAAAGGGAAGGCCTCATCTAGAAGCCCCCTGAAAACTTGGTAGACCTGCCGCTCGCTGGCGTGCTTGCGGATCCAGTCCCGACCGCCGAGCACCTCCTCCTTGTCATAGGCGAGCACAAGGTCGAGGACCGTGTTCCCGCCCGCATTCATGAGCTGCCCGAGTTGTCCGGGACTGCCAGAGTCCAGCTGGTCGAGGCCGCTGATGCTGGCCGCAAACAGCTTTTTCCATTCGTCGAGCTCTTCGATGTAGAGCTCGCGTATGGTCTTTTCTTCTTTCCCCAGCCGGACACGCAGCACGCCGGCGAGAATGTCGTCTTCGCTTCGCATCAGTGCGGCAGCCTGATCGCCCACGGGCTAGTTGTCGGGGCGGCGCCATCCCAGCGGGACATGACCTTCATCCGCGGCGCCATCAGCCCCGCGTCCTTGCCGTCGTACACAGCGGTGTCGGTCGAGATGCCGTTGTACACGAAGAAGCTGTAGTTCCCACCACCCAGGGCGGGGACGCGCAGCTCCCATTTGTGGTAGGCGCTGAGGGGGATGCGCCGCGAGATTCCCGCGGGAGAGGTGATGCTGGACTGTGGACTTCCCGCCAGCTGGGCCACGTAGTCCCCCAGCCGGTGCGCGAGAACTGTGGGGGTGACGAAGGAGATGCCCGTGCCACCCGCGCCAGTGGTGCCGACGAAGGTCAGCAGTCGGTCCTCTTCCGAGCCGGGATAGCCGAAGCGGATGTAGCCGCCGATCACCAGTCCGGTCACGGACACGACCTTGAGGTTGGTGGCTCCAACCAGAGCGTCGAGGGCCAGCGTGGTCGAGGCAGCTTCGACCACCGGGTCGGTGCTGAAATGCGCCTGGGTCAGAGGGCCCGTCACAGTGATGGCAAGGGTCGCGATGCTGGCGATGATCCGGTACTCGCGTGAGCCGGCCACGCCGATCGCGAGGACGTCGCCAGTGGCCATGTTGGTCGCCGCGGCGACGTTGATGACGGTGTCGCCCACGGCGGTTCCGCTGGTCAGGGTGGTGTTGGCGCCGCCACCAGCTGCGCCACCTGCAGCGCCTGCGGTGGGGGCTGCATCGCCCGGGGTGACAATCGCGCCGGGGACGTGGATGCCGAGCGCGGTCGCTGAGAGCTCGGGGATGGAGACCTCGAGCTGGGCCTCCTCGGCCTGGATGTAGTCGGCACCCTTCAGCTTGCCCGGGATCCCGTTGATCGTGGGCGCGAAGGTCGTCCGGATGACGCTGAAGATGTTGTCGCCTTCAGTGGCGCCGATGGGGGCATCGTCGAGGTAGACATCGCCCGCGCCGATGGTGAGGTTCTGTGCGGTCTGTGCAGTTACTGGCATTGCTTTCTTCTCCTATTCGCTGGACCGGCCTCGTGAGGTCCGGTCAACTGCTGACGCGCCGGCGTGTGTCGGCACGGAGATGAGAACTGGGATCAGGCCAAGGCGAACACCCCCGTGTCAGCGAAGACCTCGTAGATGGCGGTCGAGGTCGGATAGTGCGTCTGCGGGTCCACGCCCGGCTGGCCGCCGACCTCTTCCTTCGAGAGGTAGATGCCCACACCGCTGTTGACTCGCGGGCCCTGGATGTGCAATACGGCACTCACCAGCCCATAGAGTTGCTTGGCCAGACGCGGGCTCTTGCCGACAGAGATGACCATGAAGCGCCCAGTCTGGATCGGTGCGCGTTCCATCCGAGCCGTGGTCAGATCCTTGAGGAGGATGTAGGGCCGCGCATCCGTGGGCAGCGGCACGCCGTTCCACAAATCTGGCACCTCGTTCCAGACGTAGCCATTCGTCAGCGCCTTGATGGCCGTGTCGTCGCGGATCTCACGCAGCACCTCTCCGAAGAGGTCGACCAACGGCGCGCTCACCGGTACTTCCTGGCCACGCCCGCGGCGATGGTGGGCAAGGCGGAGCCGGCCGCCTCCACCAGGGCGGGGTTGATGAACGGCTCGGCGTGAGTCCCGGGGTGGTGAACCACCGCGGCGAACCCCTTGTCCCCGAGCTTGAGCGCCTTCTTGTTCTTGGGCTCTTCGATGTGCCCAACCGTCCCATGCTCCTTCAGCAGCGCGGGCCCGTCCCAACTGGCAGCGATGTCGATCTGGTTGCCGTGCACGGTCGCCACGATCTCGGTGTGCGACCCCTTCGGCTTGCCTCGCTCGGCTCGGCGCACGACATCCTCGGCGAACGCCTCGAGGCCCGCGGCCAGTCCTGCCTTCAGCGCAGCCACGGCGCTGCTGTCGACTTGGAGAGAGACGTGCTCGGTCACGATGTAACGAGCCCCAGGTCAATCTCGAGGTGATGCCGCACCAGACGGGGGCCGCCCTCGGCCCGGTAGCGCCGCGTGTCGCCGGAAGCCTGCCAGCGCAGGTGATCATTCTTGGTGATCGGCAAGGTCGGCGGTGCAACGAGCAGGTCAGTACCGATGGAGATCCCGGCGTCGTTGGCCTGTGCGATCTCGGCGGCCGAGCGGTTGATGATCCAACCCATGAAGTTGGTCTCGGTGGGCGCTGCCAATATTGGCGCGTTGTAGTCGTCAACGGTCGTGCCAACCTGTGCGTCCTGCTGCAGCACCAGGGGATGCGGGTAATTGGCCAGCGAGCACATCACGCTCATCTCGCGTCGGTGCTCATCTGGATTTTGGATCGAGCGGACATGCAGCTCCAGACCGTCGACCATGATCCGGTAGTGGGGAGTCAGGGCTGTGTAATAGCGGATGTTGATCTGGTGGGTGACGTCGGTATCCTCGGCCAGCGGCATATCCGGCCCGATCGGCTGAATCACTTCCGCCCAGACCGTCACTCCCGTGGTCCAGCCCAGCGTGAACCCGCCGTGCCCGTCGTCGGCCGGAGGCTGGAGCGTAGCGCGTCGACGTAGAGCTCCTGCCCGCATCTCAGTGCACGAACTGCGACGCTTTGTAGGGCGCCAGGACGTCGTCGAGGCCACGCTGCACATTGACGCTCACAAGGCGCTGGCCCACCAATTCGTCCTCGCGATTCTCATACCAATCCGCGAGCAGCATGAGAATGCCCTGCTTGAGACCGGCTGGGATTAGGGTCGGGTCACTCCAGCCGTTGAGCGTGCGGATGGTGCAGTTCCCAATCGTCTGCAGCGCGAGGATCGGCCAGAACTGCGCGTACACCGGCGCCACCCGTGGGGGGATGTTGGCCAGGTTGGA